GAATATGAAGTAATCAGGATGCCACAGTTGGAAGCAGATGATGCCATGGGAATCTATGCGACACTGCATCCAGGCAATTGTATTGTCAGTCCTGATAAAGATATGAAACAGATTCCTGGGCTTCTCTATAACCTAGCAGAAACCTTGGAGATCACTGAAGAAGAAGGAATGCAATGGCATTTTATTCAGACACTGGCAGGTGACCAAACAGATGGTTATGCTGGCGTTCCTGGATTAGGCGTAAAACGTGCTGCTGCTATTTTTGAAAAAGACGGATACACTTGGGAAACTATTGTCAAAGCCTTCGATGAGAAGGACTTAGATGAGTCAGTTGCCTTACAGAACGCTCGTCTGGCAAAGATACTCACTATCGACAACTATGACCTCACCGAACACCAACCCATCCTCTGGACTCCCACCGATGCCCGTAACCGAACCAACAATGGAGCAAGAGTTTCAGCTGCGTAGGTTGAAAGACCTTTTACCTAATGCTGAGAAGGCAGATATTATTACTATCTTCATGGCATTGCAGCGTCAGAACTTTGCTCTGACCAACACCATAAAACAACTATTAAAAGAATGGCCCACTCGCCAGACTACTACCGAAGGGGAACCATCGAAGTATGGGACTTTATTCGTGATCAAGGACTTTCCTACCACCTAGGTAACGCTGTAAAATACATTTGCAGGGCTGGCTACAAAGAAAACTATGTAGAAGACCTAGAAAAAGCCATTCATTATCTCACCAACGAATTGCAATATGTCACTCCTGAGCAACCAAGCAATCGAGTTCCGCCGAGCATACAATATACCGAACGATTTGAGTTCCCGCTTGATGCAGAAGAATTTGATCGTTGAGGAATTTAAAGAGTTCCTTGAAGCCGATCATCAAATGGCTCTGATGCATCCTCCAGATCGTGCTGCTTGCTTGAAAGAGCTAGCTGATTTGGTATATGTCTGTGCTCAATACGCTGAAAACATGGACTGGGATCTAGAGCAAGCTCTACGCCGTGTCCATAGATCGAATATGTCCAAGCTTGGTGAAGACGGTAAACCGATCTACCGAAAAGACGGTAAGGTTCTTAAAGGACCAAACTACAAACCACCCGATTTATCTGATTTAGTATAATGTCTAAACTCATCTCTCGCACAGGACGTGTACAGTCCTGGATGGACAACCCCCAGTCCAGATTGCCAGTATCGTGCACGGTTATGTCGGTTGATGACAGCATGACCGGTGTCAATGGGATCGAATCCTCCTGGCGATTCGTTAGTCACGCTCTACGCCATGGGGCTGGTGTCGCAGTACACCTGTCCAATCTTCGACCCAAGGGTACTGTTACTACAAAAGGACCAGATGAATTAGTGGCCAGTGGACCCGTGTCATTTGGACGTATCTACTCTATGCTCAATGAAGTGTTACGCAGAGGCGGCACATTTCGTAATGGAGCTTGCGTTTTGCATCTCGACATCGACCACCCTGACTCACTCGAATTCATTCAAACACCCCGACATGAACTACCCTGGGTTAAACGCTGCATCAATCTCACTGAAGAATCCTGGCATGAGTTCCCCTACAAAGAAGAACTCCTCCAAGGGATTCGGAAAGGAGACATCTGGCTGAATAAAATTAGGTACGATAAAGATGGAAACCGCATCAGAGGAAACGTCTGTCTTGAAGTTTACTTGCCTTCACGAGGCACATGCTTGTTGCAGCATGTTAATCTCGCTGCCTGTACTATCTCTGACATCCCAAAAGCTTTCGTTGAGGGTATGTCCGAGTTGTGTGCGCTCCATCCTACGACAGGTGTCGGAGAATCTGGGGAATACCTCAGCCCGGACGTTGATAAGCAAGTCGGGCTTGGAATGCTTGGACTTGCCAACCTGCTCCGCCAAAACGGAGTCACATATAAAGAATTTGGAGTAGCCCTCCGAGATATTAACCAAGAGAAGGTCAACTTCTCAACCGCTCACGATATCGCTCAGTCCATCCGTGATGGCCTTGAGCAGGCTGCAGCCACCGCCAAGAGTCATAGCATGGTAAGAGCATTTGCCATTGCTCCTACGGCCTCCTGCAGCTATCGTAGCGTCGGTCTAGACGGCTTCACTGCCTGTCCTGAGATCGCTCCACCTATCGCTCGGTCAGTTGACCGTGACAGCGGCACCTTTGGTGTCACAACTTATGAATATGGTGATGTTGAAATCGCCTCTGAAGTAGGTTGGGAAGCATACAAACTTGTAGCTGACCAGCTTATGACAATGCTTGAAAAAACAGGACTTCTTCACGGATACTCGTTTAACTCATGGAGTGATCAGGTAACCTATGACAATGCGTTCATTGAAGAGTGGCTACAGTCTCCTCAAACAAGCCTCTATTACAGTTTGCAAGTGATGGGAGACGTTCAGGACAAGACCAGTGCATATGCTGCACTCGATGAGTCTGATGTTGACGATTACCTTGCGGACTTGCTAACTCCTGAACCTCAATGTGATTGCGCAGAATGACCCCGTATGATAAACTAATCTCCAGGAAACGTACCTGGACTCCTGTTCAAACTGAAGCAGGTACACTTAAATCCGGCGCGGAAGAAGCTGTTTACCGCGCCTTGGCTCTCCGTTGTCTCGAACTGCCGGTGGGTGACTTTATATCACACTCATTAAAAGGTGAGATACCTGTTGCAGCACGTCAAATCCTGGAAATGAACATCAAGGATGAAGAAAACCATGATTTGGCTCTGAACTATGCTGTAAATGCACTCGGTACTGATGAAAAAGCAGAACGAGAAGCACAAATCCTGAAAAAAGCATGGGAAGAGCATGAAGATCACACAATTGTTAAGGCTATGGTAGCCGAACGTAGTGTTTTCTTCTGTTTGCTTCCCTTCTTTCGCTATGCCGGAGATGCTGGCCTGAGGACAATTTCCGCTGATATTAGCCGAGATGAGCAAATTCATGTTGCTACGAATTCTCTTGTATGCCGTGAGCTGGGTCTTAATCCTTCTAAGTCTCTCAACAAACTGAGAAAAGCAACTGTAGACTGGGTTTTCCAGCCTCTACAAGCTGAAAACACCGATAAGTTTTTAGCGAAAAATTTTTGGCACTCTCAAAGCGATTCACTTTTTGAAAAGGGTATCGCAGAGGGCTTTTCTAACACCAGGTCGGCACGTATGCCGGCATTCTTTGAACATTCCAATGTCAATCTCCCTCAATACGCTTGAAGCTTACGGTATCACCGTCAAGACTATCCTTGCAGAGATGGAAGAAAACTTCCCACCCACAAACCCAGGTCCTGGTGACAGTATCTCAACTGTCATGTATAGATCTGGACAACGTTCTGTAGTCGAATGGCTACTCAATAGACTAGAACAAGATGGCATTTAATCAAAACTTTTATAACCAAGTCATTGCCATGGGTGGCTCCGACGCATCGGCACGTAACGTAGCCCGTGCTTCTCGCCCTGGTCGTGCATTCCAAAACTTTCAATCGGCATTTAGTGCACAGAAAGCACAAGCTGATGCTGCATACCAGGCTAACCTAGCACAGCAACGCATGGCTGAGCGTCAACAACAGTTGATGGCAGCTATTGCAAAGGGACCACCGAAAGCAAACAAGGCTTTACGTGGTGCTGAGTACCAACCTAAATTCAAAGCTTCAGCTTCCAAGACTGAATCAAAACGTGTTACCTCACGTGGCACCTATCAATTCTCTAACCCACTTGGTATGGGTGGTGCTGCTGGCAGCCGTACAGGTGGTATGGGTGGTCTAGCATAATGAAAGCGAAGGAACGGTATGATAAACTGCGTTCACGTCGAGACAATTATCTTGACATGGCAGTTGAATGCTCACGTTTGACTCTGCCTTACCTTATCCGACAAGACGAATCACAAGATCGCAAGTCTCTCGCTACACCATGGCAAGCAGTCGGTTCTAAAGCTGTCACAACATTGGCAGCTAAGCTGATGCTTGCCTTGCTCCCTCCCCAAACCACGTTCTTTAAACTACAGGTTAGGGATGACAAGCTAGGTGAAGAACTTGACCCACAGATTAGAAGTGAACTTGATCTCTCTTTCTCTAAGGTAGAAAGGATGATCATGGATTACATCAATGCGTCAAGTGATCGTGTGGTTGTACATGAAGCTGTACGACATCTCATTGTCGGTGGTAATGCACTGATTTACATGGGTAAAGAAGGGTTGAAACATTACCCACTGAATCGATACGTTGTCAACCGTGATGGCAATGGTAACGTGATCGAGATTGTAACTAAAGAAAAAATTAGTCGTGAGGTTCTTGGCGATGTGCTGAAGGAACCACTTCCTAATCACGTAGGACGCGAAGGCACAAAGGACCAGGAGGTTGAGGTGTACACCTATGTCCATCTGGATAGTAAGAACGGTCGCTGGAACTGGCATCAGGAAGCCTTTGATAAGGTGATCCCTGGTACCAAAAGCACAGCCCCTAAGAATGCTAGTCCATTTTTGGTCCTCAGATTCAACACTGTTGACGGCGAAGACTATGGTCGTGGCAGAGTAGAGGAGTACCTCGGTGATCTCAAATCACTTGAAGCACTGTCACAAGCCCTGGTTGAAGGGTCAGCAGTTGCTGCTAAGGTAGTGTTCTTGGTGTCACCATCATCGACAACCAAGCCTCAGACTCTAGCCAAGGCAGGGAATGGTGCTATTGTACAAGGACGTCCAGAGGATGTGCAGGCTGTCACTGTGGGTAAGCAAGCGGACTTCGCTACTGCTGCACAGATGGCGCAGACAATGGCACAACGAATCAGTGATGCATTCCTGGTGCTTAACATTCGACAGTCAGAACGTACGACAGCTGAGGAAGTCAGGCTTACACAGCTTGAACTTGAGCAACAGTTAGGAGGTATCTTCTCGTTGCTTACTATTGAATTCCTCATCCCTTATCTAAACAGGACGCTGCTGGTACTACAACGGTCGGGTCAGATCCCCAAGATACCACGTGATCTGGTCCGCCCGTCCATCGTTGCTGGTGTGAATGCACTGGGACGTGGACAAGATCGAGAATCTCTTACACAATTCCTGATGACCATCGCACAGACGATGGGACCACAGGCTATCATGCAGTACATTGACCCCAGTGAGTACATCAAACGTCTCGCTGCGGCACAAGGTATTGACACGCTGAACCTCATTAAATCTCAAGAGCAGCTGCAAGCTGAGCAAGAGCAAGCGATGAATCAGCAAGCTAACATGGAAGTTGTGAAGCAGGTTGGTCAACTGGCTAGCGCTCCCGGAAATGATCCAAGTAAACAACCACCCCCTGATCCTCAAAATGACGGAACCCAAGAAGCGCCAACGCCGGTCGCCGAGCAAGGCGAGCCAGGCTGAGGCTAAACCAGTTGAACCTGTAGAAACACAGGTCGAAAAAATTAAAGAAGAAATCCCAATCAACAAGTATGCTCCCAAAGATAAACTGGGTAAGCCGTTGTTGGGTCGCAGTCCTAACTAT